ATAGGTTGCCTGGAATGTTATTTTGGTTGCATCCCCTATTCCTGGGGCCACTTCCAACAACGGTACTGCTGCCATGCGGTTAATCATATAACGCATAGCATCTTCACACGTTCCGTTAAATGTAAACATGGGACCGGTCAATCTGTCATTAAAATATATAGGCAGAAAATAGCCATTTCGCACAATCTCATTTACAAGGGTGCTTTCCTCTTCTGTCTGGTCCCCACGGATAACGGCGGCTTCATCCTTTCCCTTTGGCCTTATTACATTACCCGGCTGCAAAAGCCTTATGTTGTCCTCTGTTGCCGGGGCGTGTAACTCAAACGTGCCACACTCGTAATATTTTCTATGCCATTGTAAGGATGTATGGTTTTCAATCGTCCCCAGGCGGTACAAATTGCGGTCATATACAATAATTTCCATGCTCTTACACCCCCAAATATGAAATGCGGTAATATACGGACACGGATAAATAGTTAATGCCGCTTTCTGCATTGTATGTAATGGTGTTTGTGCCGTCCTGCAACTGTATAAAATCCCCGTCCTCGTCCAAATACTGATTTATGATTGTTCCGTACATAGAAACAACCGTTTCCCAATCAATCATTCCGTAACGGTCCTTGTGTTCCTCAATTTCTGCCTGGCTCACACCGTCCAAAAGGTATATATTTTTCTTTCCGGTGTGCGTGAAAATAACCACATATTGGCCGCTTTGCAATTCAAAATCATTTCCGGCATAACCGACTTTTATATATTTCCCGCTCTCTGAATGGTAAATAGCCGGATTTTTTACAATGCCGTCCGCTCTGAATATTGCAGTTATTCCGATATTGTCCGCACCGTTGTTATTTTCAATTTCCTTTACCAACTCGGCTTCCCGGTGTCCAAATTCCACGCCGTTAATATCAAACCCGTTTTCAAAGTACCAATCTGATACCCAACTTGCCATTACCACTTCCACATCTGACAGGTCCTTAAAATACGGGTCGGTGCAAATAAGACTAATTGTATAATCCCTTACAA